TTAACCAATCCTTATTCAGGACTTTTTCCCGCCCACTAAAGAACTCTTGATCTATAAGAGACTTCCGAATAAAAGCAGCTAACCGGTTAGCTACTTTGCGTGTGAGCAAACCTCCTTGTTCTTGATCGTTCCAATACATGAAAGCGTTCTCTATGCCTTTCACACCACGCTTGGACTTCTTAGCCCAAGTAGTAAGATAGGCCACTTTCTCATATCCTTCAAAACTTATTGGACTTCCCATTACTCCCTCGTATCCTGGGAAACTCTGCAAATACTTACGTTATTCAATCTATCCGGCGCTATGCCCTTAATTTCCCAATTATTTGAACCAATGGTGAAACGATCTCCCACCCTTGGATTACAATCTCCTGATATATGAAGGTTAAACTGGTCAACAGAATATTTGCCATACTCCTCCGATTTCATCTCCGTGTAGTCTACCATCCCTGTTAACAATACCGGTTCGGAAGATTCCAATATAGGCCAAGTTACTGTCTCTACATAATCAGAGTCCCGGGAGGTAGACTTGCGCTTCAGATCACCACTATAATTGCATTTGTACAAAATGCCTTCTTTTGTCACAATAGAATTTTCAAACCGAGTGGGGTTGAGCACAACGAGGAGATGGTACGTGCTATCGTCTACAAATTGAATTATATCGCCGGGAACAGCAGTGGTATTGTACGGGAGGGTACAATCTAGCATGTATTGAGTCAGGAAAGGACTGTTGGCTTGGATCTTAACCTCATAGTCAAGGTGCTCTTGCACGGTATCGGATCCATCGTGCTTGATAACATTGACAAGAGTAGCCAGCTCATTAATGACTTCCGCAATATCTGGTCCGATACCCGTCATTGTCTATCCCATATTCGTGGCAGAGTCTGGTAATATCGTTCCCATACTGATCGTAAATAAATCCATTGTTTACATAAGTTCCAAATAATTTATCCACAGTAGACCCAAGCAAAATAGGCTCGGTGTTGAGCGCTTCTACGAATTCCTCATCCCATTGCTTGATCAGATTGGTATAGTTCTCATACCGTTGTTGTAAATAAATTTGCTTGTATCGAAATTTACTCGCAGCAACAGTACGAAGCAAATCAATGGCGTGGCGCTTACCGCGCTGAATCGCCCAAAATACCTTTTTATCGTTGGACAGCGGGTAGGACCATCCAAGTTCCATCATAGACTGGAGGGCTGCAAAATCCAGCCCTCCAGCATCTAATTCGGAAGCCAAGGAACTAAGCGCCTTTTCAAGCAAAAGCGCATGATCCCTAGCTGTTGAAATAGTGGACATTACAGACCCCTATTACTTCTTTCGTCGGCGACTCGGCTTGGGCTCTTCCGTTTCCGTGTCCAGCTCGCTCCCCTGATCGAGAGTCGTGGTATCTTTCGGGGGAGAAGTCGCTTTTTTGGGTTTGGGATCCGGCGAGAGCACAGTGATCGTAGGCTTGCCCCGATCTATCTCATCATAGATCTTGGGGTGAAATTCCTTCTCCGCATCACTGTGAACTCCCGGATTCATATACACGCCGCGTCCTAGTTTCAACCTTGCATTGACTCTAATTTCCATATCCATTCCTCCTTGGACTGAACTATGGCTTATTCAGCCACGGTCATGGTGTAAATAGCGTCCGGATGGTACAATACCGGAAGGCCCTTATTTTGGACTCGAGTCCAAATGCCTTCCGGATCCCATTCGTCCTTCGTATCGGCGTACATGCCCCAGTGGCGCTCGTTGCCAAACGGAGATTCCATGAATTCAGCGATCTTCTCGCCTTCCATAGTATCCGCGAACATGACGAACTTGGTATCCGGGACGAACTTTTTCCGCATCACTAACCGGTCCTGTGTAGCTACATAGGAACTGGATGTGGCGCTGGAAAGAGTAATGGTATTGGTAGAAAGCGCGATCGAACTAATCGTCACATCTTCCCACGTAAACGGTTCGCTCATGTCATAGATGCGGGCGCTCTCACCGGCCTCGAAATCCGTTGCGTCTTCAACTACCACTGTGGCAGAAGTAGAACAATCAGAAGTCAGCCAGCTGGAGACTTCGTGCATCTCATCATACACATAGAGCGTACCAGCTCCCAAAAGCGTGCCGATAACCCGGGCCGGATCTCTGAACATATCGCCTTCGCCGAACGCGCTCTTTTTGAGCAGGTTCTGAAGATCGTCATTGAACAAGAGAGCCCGAAGAATCTGCGTATTGCAGATGAAATAGTTCGGGTCGGTTCCGGTATTGTCCCGGAAGGTCACCTTGGCATCAAAAATATCCGCAATCGGCGTGGCTGAAGAACCCGCACCGGAAGAGGCACGATCCCAAAGGTCAGTAGTTGTAAGGGTTTCTTGGTGGACGCTCGGTAGGCCGTAATCAACGGTGAATTTCACGCCGCCAATAGCCTGATAGGTAAACGACCCATCGAAAAGCATCTTGGCCAGCATCCATTCTCGTCTGCGATCACAGCGAACCTTCAACCGATTCAATTTCCGAGCCAATTGCCGCTCGGCTGTGTAATAGGTTGCCTCAGTCAAAGGCGCTCGAAGGTTATTGAGCATAACTTCGTCGATGAAGGTTTTCTCCTTCCAGTAGGCTGCTCGCGCAGAACCTTCGGAGTAAATTCCCTCATCTCCCATCACTGGAGCCGGAGAACCGGGAGCGACAAACGGGGTCAGTCCCACAGTCCCCATCTCCAGGATCCATCTGATAGTGTCAGAAGCGTACTGCTGACTCGGGAACAGGTTTGTAAAAAACAAGTTCCTAGCAGATGGCAATTTCTCAATTACCTTATTGAGAACTTCCAACTGTAGTGGTTCAGGAACTCCTTTCATGTTTTTACCTCCTTAAAGTTGGTGTTCGATCTCCAACGATTACGTCAAAATGTAGAATTGACCATCTTCCGTAAGGCCGAGATCGGTTTCAGCTTGTGTATCGCAGTTCACCAAAGAATCCGAATAAAGGATAGCATTGGAGATCACCACCGAGCCAAGCGCACCGCCCTGATCTTCAAAACCGGTGTCGATAGTCTGATCCAAAATGAATTCCGCTTTGTTCTGTGCCTTGGCCAGTTCCTCACCCGAAGAATCGGTGGAGCTGCCGGCATCTTGGCGCAGAAAGATTCGGGCCTTATTGCCCGGAGTAAAATTACCAGACACCGAAGCCCCTACGGTTAGCGTAGCCTGATAATCGTAAGTGGTCCGATCGATGGCCGTGATATAACAACTCTCAGGAGAGTCGCTATTATCCTCGAGGATACATTCATCCCCGACCTTAAACATCCAAGACCTCTCAAGATCCACATACACCGTGGTCCCGCCATTGGGATCTGCCAACACTGGACAGCAGCCCGGGGTGTCTGCGTGATCGATCGAGGACGGGTCCGAAGTGACCGGCATATAAGGAATAAGAACGCCCTGCGCCTCATCCCCATTGGGATCGGCCTGGTTACGGATCTTAGCCATAACCTGCCCAGCTTCGAGAATGCCAAATCCGCCCCGAATCGTCTTGGGTAGGATCAAAGCAATATCTCGCTGAGAATAGAACAAGCGCTTCTCGGTATACCGAGTAGTGCCTGTTAGCGACTGCTGAGGAATGGCCCCAGACAGCCCTGCAGTAGTTTTATTCGGTCCAACTGGCATGATATACCTCCGTTAGTTAAATGTTTCTCGGATTAGCTCTGGTCTTTGTTATCGCCGGTGACGTAACCGACCATACGATCCGAAAGTTTCTCTGCCTTACTTTCCTTGTCGCCGGAGTTGCCCTCGCCAGTGCTCATACCTTGAACCGGCTGACCCTTGAAAGTATCAGCCAAGTCAGTTTCCCAGCTCTTGATCTCATTCTTAACGGCTTCCCTGAACTTTTCCTCATTCAGAGCGCCTTCCTCGACGAAATCATCGTGCCGGACCTGAGCTTTCACCCTCTTGTAAAGACGGGATGGGATATAGCTATCATTCAACGCCTCATCAAAAAGAGACGAGGCATGAGCAGCCAAATCCTTCTCGGTACGGATGGCTTCAGACTTCTCCAGTTTTGCGATGCGGTCTGCATTCGCCTTGTCGGACTCGGAAAGTTGCTCATTGGCTTCTTGCAAAACAGCCAATTTCCGATCCTTGTCGGCCAGCTCAGTCTGCACCGCAGCTTTGGCACCCTCTTCAAGCTGGGCGACCAACTCTGGATACTTCTCTCTGAGTTCATCAATTGTCATTTCCTTACCTCCTTGACCAGTGTTGTCATCTCCCTCAGATGATCCTTCATTCAATTCCACATTGGATTGTGATGCATTACTTTTATCATAATGCTTCAGAATTTCAAGGTCAAGCTCTTTCTCCTCGGTATCATTGAAAACCGAGACGCTGGTATGTTTATCAGCTCCGAAAGTACAGACTGAAGCTTCCCTTACTAAGCCTTTTCTGAAGATAGTAGCGGGGCCTTTCATCTTGAATCCGTTCACTTCCCCTTTTTCACCTTCGCCAATCTCTTCAATTACAGTGGGACGAACTGAAATGGAAGCCTCGTATGGAAATCCGTCTTTTGCATTCTGGTAGAATTCCTCCGCGTCTTTGTTAGTGAGAAGTTCAATGTCCTCCACTTCAATCGCGTTGTTCTCTACATTGGGCTTAATCTTGGAGAAGCCTATCTTGCGTTCTCCAAGATGCTCTTCCAAAATCGGGAAAGACCCTTTGTTGAATTCCATACCAGCTACATCGATAGCCAAGTCACCCCACATCCAATGCCCTTTAATAGGCTTGCCGCTATAAGCAACCATAGAGAATTTCTTTTTGTCATCCTCGGTCGCTTCTGAAAAAGTAAACTGCCCCGGCTCTTTAAAAAAAAGAGCATTCCTGGGGATCTTGCGCGTCTCCTTCATACGCCCCTCCGTGAATTTTGAGTTAGCAACCCTTATTGCTTTTCCTTCACAATCCTTGCCGCCTTCCTTCTTACACTTCCTCAAAACCTCATTAGCGATCTTCGCCCATTTCTTGGCTTGCTCTTTGGAGAGCCCCTTCTTATGCTTTTTCGCATCTTCAGCTTTCCAGGGCATTATTCAGACTCCGACTTGGGCGCTTTCTTTTCTTCACCCTTATTCTGCTCTTCGATCTCCTGCGCCTTTTCTTGATCAAGAGTCATCTTATCTTTGGGGTAGAGGTACTGCTCTAAAGCATGAAGCTTCCTTAAGCTTGGGTAATTATGAAAGCCCAAGCGCTCCGCTACCGCCTCCCTGGGAATTCCCAGAGTATCTACCAAGGAACCATGCTTAACCCCTAACATTGCCTTCGCGTGGGACTCAATGTCTTCTAATCTGGAAACCGGGAGCGATACGGATACCAATTTATAAGCTGGTTTTTGAACCTTCTTAATAACAGGTTTAAGACCATCTTCCCCTTCCGGATCGCCTTCATATCCAATTACGTCATCAACTCTACGATTTTCCTTGAAGTTAGTTGCAGCTGATTTCAATTTCAGAATCGGACGCCAAAAGTTGTATCTCAGAAAGGTCTTGAAGTACGACAATTCATCATTGATTCGATCGCCCTGCGGTCCTTGAGCAGCCTTAACTGAAGCGTAGGTACTCTTATAATCTCCTAGCATCATATCCTGGGGCTTGTTCAGGCCGGAGGAAACCATCTGCATAATATCGGTATCCTGATCGGAGATCGATGGTAAGCTAGGATTCTGAACCTCTAGCTTCATACCAGGAGGAAGTACTAAAGTGCCCCCAGGTTCCTTGGGCTGCAGAATACCGGTGGAACTTCGTTGGTCCTCTGTCAAAGCCAGCCAGGAACGGAACGCCCGAACGTCCTCCATTGTGATAACCCATAGATAGGCACCGCTCGATTTCTTGTGATCAATCTCGTATTTCTTCAACTCCTCATAATAGTTCAGCCATTCAATGGTAGTCCGAATATGAGAGACGTTTCGACGGGTTAGCATGCTGCGGTCCCACCGCACTATAAACCGATAGTACCCGCCAATCTTTTCCAACTTCTTATTATTGGACTTGCTTTTCTTGAGCTTGTCGGATTTATATGCTGAGTGTTGTTTGACTGCGTTTTCCAGTTCCGGAAAGTACGCAATGTTTATAGAGGGAACCAAAAGCTTTTCCGAACTCAACAACTTATCCGTCTTCTCAAATTGCACATTGTAAAACAACGGCAGGGTTTGTTTTACCGGATGGAAAATAATACCGGAGCCCTTGTCCGCTCCTACCAACGAATCCGGTGATATGAAATCGACTTCTACAAACCCATCGTTGTGAATCGTGAGCATCAAGAAGAGTTCCCCTTCTATCTCTGCCCTGCCCACGAACTTGGGAAAGTTCTCACACAAAGCATTCCTGGGATCTTCCATCGTCTCATCAATGGCTTCTTGTATATCCGGGACTTCTGAATAGAAACCAAACCCCCAACCAGCCATCCGGCCCATAATATCCCGGACGTGAGAACCGATCTGTGGATTCTTCTCGAACTTGTTCCAACATTGCTTGCGGAGGTTCCGGAGATCGTACTCCCCTTCATTGTAAGAGGTGGAAACAGGGAATCCATCGGAGTCGGTCTTTTTCACTGTTGCAGAAGCGTGACTGAATAACGGGAATGAAAATTGAATCTGCCGGAGGGTATCATCCGGCAGCTTCATAAGACTATGCGCTACATCATCATTCCCCAAAGCAGCTAAAGGGTATTTAGTGCGAGGCATGGTTTACTCCGTATTTCCCGTGAAGGTTACGTTTGTTGGAGAAGAAGGTCCCAAAATCAGCGGAACCTTTCCTTTCCCGGAAATGCCCAACTCCAAGGTTCCGTCCTCCATATATACACCACCCCAATGAAAACACGGAGTCATCCTGAACTCCGTCCTTTTCGTCCTTCTCTGGGGTGCCATACCATTTCTTTTGGGAATCATAATCGAATATCTTCAGCTCCTCGTCCAATATGTCTTCGTTCTTGGAGCCGGGAACGCCTACTAAAGGTGCCTTAAATCGCCCCTCTGCAGAGACGACATAGAGTTCGGTGAAGCACTTTTTCTGCTTCTCATAACTTGGGAACGTCGCCTCGAATTCAATTTCAAGCTCCTCGCACCAGGGAGCGAGGTCCCAGCATCCCCATCGCTCGGCGCAGAGCGTATCGATTCCATCGAATTCCGCGTAGGCATCCCGAAGGACAGATTTGATGCCTTCGAGCGTCGATCCCTCGACGTGATCGAGCGCAAGGAGGAAGTAGATGTAGTTGGGTACATTCTTTTCATGATCGTAGATAACTCCTTTGTTCTTGCTGTCTCTCAGTCCCTTAGCGACTACTGTGACGATCGTCCGCGCCATTCCTTCGGCAGCCATCGGATCTGCGCGGTCAATCCCCGCAAGTATCGCCCAGTCCGTATTGTAGATTTTACTGAGCTTTACCAAATCCTCGTTTTCGGCCATCATAGGGATGCCGTTACGTTGGAGATGGTAAACCTCATCTACAGGAACCAGTCTTTTCTCTATTGTATTGATCTGTTCCAAGAAAGTCAATCTGTTTTTGTTTTTAGTACGCCGACTTCGCCTTTTTGCTTGTTTATTATAGGTTCCGGAACGCTGTCTTTCCTTATTTAAAAGCGTTTGCCTCTCTTCGCAGACCTCTCTTACCAATAGCGGATCGCACCCTATCTTCCCATCAATCCCTATATAGCGGAGCGAATCTACAATGGGTTCCGGGAACAGCTTGCCCGCAGCTGCATCCCATGTGTTCTTGAAGTACTGATTGTATTCTGGAGTTGGAAACCGGTAGGAGTACGACTTCAATTGCTCTTGGGTCATCAACGGATGCCAAAAATCAGTAAAGTGGGCCTCTGGGGAATTCCGATAATTGAAATACAGCGTTCTATCAGACCCTGCCAAGTGAGCTTTGTACAGCTGGTACAGAATGTGGTCCTTCTTAGACACGGTCGAGTCAATAACTCCCAATGCATTGGGAATGTTCCGCGTCGATCCGTCCAGCTGTACAAAGAACTTGGGATTCGTCATGTCAAAGATTTCTGAAAAAGAGTACCCGGTAATGTTGGACACAATACCAGAAAACGAGGAGATAGCGCGGATGGTAGAAATGATACCGTTGTCCTCCGCGCTTCTGAGATTGACTTGCTTCTCCTGAATATTCTTGTGCCCTATCACCTGGAGTAGCTCCGGGGAATTCCGGATTGTATCGGTTATAATATCATAGTGGACAAACTTTACCTGGTCGCGGGAGTTGGCCCCGAGAACGATCTGCTGGTTGGGGAAGCAAAAGAACTTCCACATCTGTATCAGACATACTAGAAAAGACTTGCCCTCGCCCCGCATCCAGCACAAAACGATAAGCCGGTGCTTGAACTTACCATTGCGCATCTCCAGGGCCTCATGCAGTATATCTTTCTCAGCTTGCCAGAACTCCGCCCAACTCCTCCCGGTGTCCGGATCCTTCTCCGTAGGCAGATCCCCCATCAACCGCCATTCTGAGTGGTGGGTCCCGGGAATGGGGATCTTAACGCGGACGTTTTCCTCCGCCCATAACGTCATGCCCTCGCCGCCGTTTTGGTACTGATCTAATTTGCCAAAGTCCATATCAGTGCTCCATCTATATTGTAGTAGAATCGCAGTTGTAGTAGTAGTAGGCAGATGGATTCGAATAGGGGTAGGCGCAAGTCCGCCACCGCATCCGCATCCTCACAACAGGCTGGGGCCGTTGAATAATCTTCATCTTTTTAACCTCACCCCAAACTGCATTGATCTCCTTCGCCTTCTCAGGATCTCCCCCGTGATCAGGGTGGTGGCGTGTGATTGCTTTCTTGTACGCCGCTTTGAGGATCCTTTTGAGTTCTTCCAAGGTCTGCACCGCCTCTGCGTAACCCATTCCAGAGCGAATAGGCGGCAGGGAAGCTGGATCGCACTCTAAAATACCACATACATCCATCATAGTATACTGCTTATTTTGCATTACTCCTCCCTGGTTGCAGCCCAATCCCATGCCCCCTTCTCTGTAAGTGAAGGGGGTCCCAGGTATCTACACCGGGGGCACCGCGCCCGGTATTCTGGATTTCCCAGATTCTTACGCGAGCGGCACTCCAATCTTTGCCCGCAGTGCGGACATAGTACCAATCTCTCCGAAGTCGAGTGGTCCTCCGACTTCCTTTCTTTCAATGTCTTCGGCTTCATACCGGACATACATCACCTCAATTATCAATGCATTGTTCGTGCGGGTCTGAAACTCATGCCATTCCCCTGGTTTGGTCTGGAACACCTGCCCGCGCCTTACCGTGGTAATCCCATCCTCCGTCTTTATGAACAGTTCACCTTCCAAGACATAAAACAAGTTGTACTTGGCCTGGTGCCGATGCCACGAACACCTTTGCATAGGCTCAAGCCGCAGAACTGAAACCTCACACAAATCGTTGCAAAAGATATTCTCCTTCTCACCCCATGTCTTGCGTGTTCTTTCCATAAGACTGCATCTCCTTTCCAATTTTTAAAACTTTGCACCTGTACCCTCTTTCATGTCCTTGCCTTTGGTCCGTTTGGGAGTCTGGGGTTTGCCCATCAACGCTTCCAGGTACTCTTCTTGTACTGTGGGTGGCTTGGGTATACACTTTTTGCCCCCTTTACGCCGCTGTGCAATCCGACCCCAGTGCCTGTCTATGGAATCGCAGGTTTTCCTGAACTCCCTATACACTGGGTGCACACGGCTGGAATCTTCAGGATCCCGGGACCATCCGTCCAACCGCAACATCTCCATCTTATGCCTCCAAAGATTATTATACAAAGGCACAAGGTTGAAACCGATAACCACAACCTTATCCCAATCTGGTCCTGAAACCTCCATAAGCTGCAATGCAGAAGTAATTACAGCTCGCAAATAGTACTTTTGCAAAAGACACCATTTCCATCTGATTCCTGAAATGGGCATAGCCTTCTTTTCACTATTGCGAGCGTAGGTGCAAGGACGTAAGGGACATTCTATCTCCCGGCATTCCTCTAGGTGATCCCAAAACACCAAGTTATACCCTTCAGGATCCCCTGTAGGCCACTTGCCTCTGTGAATGGTATCCCGTCCCATCTTGTCTATAAGCTGTGGGGGAAGCTTGAACTTTCGGAATGCTTTGGAATTAGTTGGCGATGTGAGTGTAACTCCCATACCCCTCCTCCTTTCAGTTGTAAACGGTTGGGCTGTACTTCTTGAAGAAGCTGCATCCCTTAAATTGTAGCTAAAACCCTCGGAAGAGTAAACCTACTTCCTTTTGTGGTTCGAGTCTGCAGAACAGTATGTACCTGGGAAGGTGTAAGACTCTACTAGGACTATGTACATACCTGTGGGGTCAATACTCTGTGTGCACAGAATTTTGCGGTGGGTACCCCTGGCCTAGAGTAAGAAGGCGGAAAAACTCTTTAGAGAAGGGGGGTCGGATTCTAAGGCTAAAACCTCCCGGACGGTACCGCCTCCCGGACGGGTAAAACCTAAAACCTAGTACTTAAGAAGGGAGAGAGAAAAATGAGTAAAGGTAAAAGCGAGAAGGTAGAGAAGGTAGCGAAGGTCGGAGCGGGTAACGAAGCTTTAATCGAAGAGGCTAAAAGCCTAGGAGTTAAGGTAGACGCCCTACTTAGGGCGGGATTACTCGAAGAGGCGCGCGAGAAAATCGAGAGGGAAAAGACTCTAGCGAAGGCTAAGGAAGCCGCCCTAATCGTCGGTCGGTCGGCGAATCGATTCGCCCTATTTTATCGAAAGATAGGGGAGTCGCTAAAGGCGGGGCGTCTCCCGTCGGGAGTAGAGGATCGCGAGTATACCTTCGGTATACTCGGGCTTTACCCGAAAGAGGGACGCGGGGGAGGAGTAAGTGACTGGGCTAATAAGGGCGCTTCTAAAGGAAACGCGCTATTCGCCGAAATCGTCCGGACCGGAAACGCCGAGGCCTTTCTAAAGGCCTACGATAAGGTCCGGACGGGCGAAGCGACCGAAGGGGTAAAAACCGGGATCGATTACCTAAAGGGATTCGCCCCCGAGATCCGTAAAGCCCTAGGATTCGCCCCCGAGAGTAAATAATAAACCTTAACCGGGAGGGGCGCTTCGCCCCTCCCCTACTACGAAGGAGGTCTGGAAAATGGAATTAGTAGAACTTTTTGAAAGGTACGAATTTCCTAAGGACGAATGCTTCGGATTAGCCGACGACGAATTGGAGAACTATTACCTTCGGACCGAACGGGAAAATACCGGTCTGAAGATAGTGGAGCTCGATTATCCTAACGTAACCTGGGCTTAGAACCTGAAAAGACCCCTCCCGTAGGGAGGGGTCATTTCCCCAGCCACCCAGGCCCACTTTTCTGTCCAGCTCACGGATATTTCTGGGAACAAATCGGTAGACTCACTTTTGTGGTTTGAGTGATGGCGGATACGCAAATCCTGAACTGTTCGCTGCAGTCCACTTTTCTGGTCTGAATAAAACAACTCTATTCCACTTTTCTGAACCCTGCTTGCCTCACTCACTAAAGTGGGTGCTGAGGAACACTTTTTCTTAGGAACACTTTCTTGAACTGGGTGTGCTGCAAGGTTGATGGCATGACGCAGAAGCCCTGAGCAATGGGTTCTGAAACTTGGTTGATGGCTGGCAAAATCAACACGCGCATACCCATAACGCAGGAACACCAATACACTTACCCACCTACATACCCCACCTTAGCCCCAGTGCTTTCCTAGTCTACACACTTTCCAGAGTACCACCACTCTTCAGCCTAATAGCAATTAGGTACTCATACATACACTCCCCTAATTTATTCCGTACCACTACGAATATTTCCCTTTATGGGGTACCCGGTGGTTAGGGTAAGCTAGGCGTTACCTATCGGCTCCTAGGGGAGCCGACTAGCGCACTTTAATCTAATTCAGAAAGGAGGTGAATATTCGGTTTTGAATAAATCTCTAACTCAAAAGGAGGAAAGAACAATGAGTAATGAATTTCGTAAAATTGTATCCCGTATACTGACGGAGGATCCATGGGATCCGAACGTGAACGATGCGGACCTAGAGGTATCAGCGATCGATGATAAATTTCGCCGGTTCAGTGTATATAACCCCCGGAAGCACTACCTCATATTACACACGGGTGACGACGTAATAGTGGGATGTGAGAACGGGAATAACGAAGCTTTCAAGCTCGACGTTCCACTGGACGGAATTTATCTCGACCGGGATATATTCATTCAGGCTGAGAAGACCATTGTGGAAGGTCGGCTCGTGATGTGTAAGCACTGCGAGGGTCCTTGTGACCTAGCGGAAACCGTATTAACCCGGTATCAGTCCGACACTGGAACTGAAAGATGTGGTAACTGTAGGTTTGTATACTGGGAGGACGGGGACGAGTACGCGGGATATCATTGTGGGTGTCCCTACGGAATCCGGTATGAAAAACCCGTAGCGAGTAACGACCACTGCGGGTTGTGGATGAAGATAGTAGGTTAGATCACTGGGGGAGGCCGGGAGGCCTCCCCTCTTCAAAGGAGGTGAATTTATGGAGGTCAACGGGACACTCACAGAAGTTCGATTCGGCCACGGCGACGGCGTGAAGCTGTGGGTCTGGGACCGGAAGATCATCGGTTGTAACGCAGCCAAAACTATAGATGGTAGTCGTTACTGCTTTTTGTGCGATTACCACTGCGAGGCTATGCTTGAAGATGTGACGAAAGTCGCTGAAGATCACAAGACCTGGATCAAGTCAGTTGGGATCCTGAAAGATTGGAGGTAGGATATGGAATTACCTACATTGAAGGCAACATTGATGAATCGGGATGGTTTGAGTTCAGAAGAAGTCGATGATATGATCGCCGACGCTCGTGAGGAGTTGATGGAGCGGATTGAAAATGGTGAATATTGCGATGATTTCTGTGAAGAGATGTTTGGACTTGAACCGGATTACATTATGGACCTGATATAAGAAAGGAGAGTCTGAAGAAATGAAAGAGAAAGATTTCAAATTTGAAGAAACAATCGAGCACGAAGGCACATCGGCTGAAGCGGCAATGCTCCATATCGCACAAAAACACCCGGAGAAGGCACTCAATATCCTATTCCATGTTCTGGACGGGGCGTTGGCTGGACTGCCTAGCGACCAGAAAGACTGGAGGAGCAATATTGAATATTCGCAGGTGCTCTTGATCCTGCGAAGTCTGGATGCAACCAGTAGGCTCATCGCTGAGTATATGACCGCTGATTAGGATAACCCTGAAGCCCTCCGGTTGAAAGACCGGAGGGCCATAAACAAAGGAGGTCTGAAGAAATGAAAGATACAGGATTGTTGTTGGAGCGGATGCGGGAACAAGATCTCGTGCACTTGCTCGAGGACAAGATCGAGATGCTGGGATTTACCCGAGAATGGGTTGCAAACCCAGCTGATCCCACGCAGGTCACACGCACCGAGGCCAAGGTATATATGCCGTACGGCATAGCCAACGACACAGGAGAGCCAGAGGAGATCCGGGTTACAATGACTCGGGATTGGGCCACAACGATTGCCATCGGATGCGACACTGGCAGGTGTGACCTCATATGGGTCCCGCAAGATGAAACATGGAGCGAGATATGGCATGTTGGCGGAGGGCAAGGGCTAGACATCTTGCACGCCATACTTACAGATGGTGATTTTCCTCCATTGGAAGATTAAACCAAAACCGGGATATGATGCCGGAAAAATCGTAGTGAGGCCAAGAAAACTCTTTATGGGGTACCCGGTGGTTAGGGTATAATATACCTAAATCGTTAGAAAACGACCGGCTCAAGGAGAAAGGAGGTGAGATAGTGAAGGGAGCCAACAACAAACTCAATCCAAACGGAAAGGAGAATGAGAAGATGGGAAAGAAAAAGATAGTCAGGAATGCAGGACAACACAAGGTTGAAGATCTCCGCGCCCAAGCAGCCGAAGCTGGTGTGGATATCTCCAAGCTGGTAGAGGCGGGATTGCTCGATGAGGCTGCGAACAAGATCGATCAGAGCGAAAAGCTCAAAGCAGCCGAAGCCAAGAAGACCGGCAAAGCCATTCCCAAAAACCGCTGGGAACGGTTGTGGACCAAGATCGATAGGGAGATCAAGGATCTCGGCGTTGAGGATTGCGAGATTCTGATGGCGATGAAATATCTCACCCTGAAAGAGGGTGAGGGCGGCGGTTCCAGCGATTGGGGCCACAAAGCGGGGCTGAAAGCTGCCCTGCTCGCATATAGGCACGCCCCTGAATGCCTGTCCAAGGCGCACAAAGCGAAGATCAAGGAGATGATCAAAGACGCTTAGTCATCGCTCCGACCAGCAAGCTGCGATCGGTTTGTTGGTCGGCTCGGTTGACTAACCGTGGACAATAATATGATAACAGGAACGCCCCCGCCTTTGAGGGGCGGAGCTGTGTCAACAGAAAGGAGGTGAATAGATGAAATACTTCAAAGTACAACTCAAAAAGGGCGGTGTGCTCGTTTCAACCGAGGATATCCGCAGTGGGGTTGTGAAGGTGAGGGGCTGTTACGATGATGTTGTTGGTCCCTTTGAAGAACTGCGTTTCTGCATAACCTGTGAATACGCACTACCGGAACACTCCAATCGTTGCGGCGGCTTGAAAGATGAGACGATTGAAGCCGAGGACATTGAGGACTTGTTTGTAAAAGCCAAAGGCGAGCCTGAATCCATCGCAGCACAGAGGAGGTCAGTATATGGTAGTACCGGAAGTGCGTAGCGATTGGTGCCCGGATTGCGGCGCAGGGAAAGACAAACTCCAAGCGTGGCGATCATGGGACGAGCATGGGAAAGCAACACGGATATGTACCGTTTGCTTGGGAAGGAAGATGGAGGAAATAAAAAATGATATATCTGCAAGGCACCGAGCAAGTGCAGAACGCATCTCATAGAATAAATGAGGCTTCTATGAGGATGAAGGAGACTGCGCACAGAATAGAGAGCGCCGCCGTGGGTATGGATGCAGCGCTGGATCGGTTCTTCTACAGGATGGATGAGCTGGTAAATACGCTCGTTCAAGAGATGAAATCGATCCAGGAAGCAAAGCATGAACGAGCGCAGGAATATTTCGATGATGGGACCTGTTGATCCTAGGACAACGATATGCCTGATCGCGCTCCTCTTGATTCCGGTAGCCGCCGAAGCTCCAGAATGGTATCGGATCAAGAAGAGTTCCATTCGCAAAGCGCAGCCCATTCTGGTCTCGAGCGTTGAGACTATATACCGTGGACCGGATGGGGAGATATTCAAATGATTACGTTCTGGCCCTTGAGGTGGTTAAATAAGCTTTTCCTCGCACGTTCCTGTTATGGAGGAAAGCGACACCCTTGGGCCGGATCGATCTTGAGAGGAGGTAAGCTGATATGTCAGGAGATTGCATATTGAACAGCCTGATACTAGGGGCGCTGTGTTGGGTTATAATACTTGCTCTGATATAAGGAGGTGAAAGAGGATGCGGTATATCATAGAGATCGACAGTCAAACATTGCCCCCTGAAGATAGCGACTTCCATAGGACAGATCTTGTTATAATGATGAGAGACGCCCTTCAGGATTTCCTACGAGTCAGGGAGCACCCCACGGAGTATGTCCGAACGAGATATGCTGACCACGACTACAGGTTTAGGGAAATGAAGCTGAGAGACGTGGAACGGCGAAACCGAGTGGCCAAATATCTACTCCGTCATGGTAAGGTTGACGTAGATATCCGGAAGCTCGTGCCGGATGATTTGGAAAGGAGAGAGCAATGATACAGAAACCGCAGTGGGAGATTGATCATGGCATAACAGCTGATCGATTTGAAGACCACCATGGTTATTATCTTCAAAAGGCGAAGCTGTTCGGCATAGGGTGGCCTCGTACTGAAGAGCGGTTTATGAACCGCACGAGGGAGCATTGGGCGGAGCTATATGACCAGGACGAGCATCTCAACAACGCTCGGTTAAGTGAGTTCGACCGGTACCACTTCTGGGATCTAGCAATCGCTCGACGGTTGCGAGTCCCTATCAGCAAAGCATGCTCAGTATGTATGAGAAAAGCAGTTATCAAAGAGGAGGTGCTAAAATGGCGAAGGAGATATCTGGAGAAAGGAGCGTGAGCTATGTGTAGAAAATTGATTAGACAACGGCCTGTTCGCGTCGCTAAACGCAATCAGCCGGTGTGGAAAACCATGGATAAGATCCTTCCCAATACCTACATGAGCCCGTATATCTGCGTGGAAGAAGAGAAGATGGCCCTGGGATCGCGGAGGCTATCAGGCTTCACGGC